CCTAAAGCAGGTTTCAACGTTATCGCAACAGCAAATACAAAAGGTAAAGGTTCTGATGATGGACGTTTCATAGGTACTAACGTATTAAACGAAGCATTCTTAGAAAGATTTCCTGTCACATTCGAGCAATCATACCCACATCCAAAGGTAGAGGAGAGATTACTTACACTTCACGCAGAGAGTGTTGGTGTTAAAGATTTATCCTTTGTCAAGAAACTTGTAGACTGGGCAGACATAATCCGTAAAACATTCTATGATGGTGGTGTAGAAGATATTATCAGCACACGTAGATTAGTTCATATCATTCGTGCTTACAGCATCTTCAATGATAAAGCAAAATCATTACAAGTATGCATCAATCGTTTCGATGATGAAACAAAGCAATCATTCCTAGAGTTGTATGATAAGGTTGATGCTGACTTCCAATTACCAGTGAAGGAGGAAACTAATTAATGAATTTATGGGAGCAATATAAAGATGCCCTACACGAAAGTATATCTTTATTAGATAATGAGGTTTGGGGTCAATGGGAATCAAAAGGAATGAGTCTTCAAGCGAAGACTTATTCTAATCCCAATCTTATTAAATCAAGAGAGGTTGAAATTTGGAATGATAAATGCTGTATCTACAACAACATTCTTTATCCAAAAACAGGTAGTAATCTTCCTTGTTTTGGAATGGACTTAATGGGATTCAGTGAAAAGAAAGTTATTATTGTATTTGACTTTCAACATCCCGTAGAAAACTATCTCTATTCTGTTGATGGATTACCAAAAGCAGAAAAAGATTATAGGTTCTTTGAAAAAGGTAATCATTTCTCAGAAAATATTTTTGTTAGATATTGCAAGATGGAAGAGGTAAATGCTTTTGTATCTACCTTTAAGGAATACTTGACGAAGTACAAAGATATGCTAGAATTAGAGAAACCTACTGGTAACGATACCAGTTTTTATGAAGACTTTGACGCTTATATGACTCGACTTGATCCAGTATCAGGATTCCTGACAGGCAAGTTTGGTAAAGAAAAAGCAGATAGTCTTGTTAACGATTTTTTATTTACCTATGGTTAATGCATGGAGTTTAGCGTGGGAGGCATTGAACGGAACTATGGATGAAACTTACCCTATCATTGATACTAATGTAGGAGCGGGTAATACTGCTCTTGATAAAGTAAGAGATGATATCACTGGCGATGGTCTTGATTACGAAGATAATTATTATGATGACTACATAGCAGATGTGGATGAGCAAAGAGCACATCATTTTAGAACCTATGACGATGGAATGTCATTACAAGTAACAGAAAATTTAGAAATGGATTACGAACCAAAAAGAAATAACCAATACAAGTATCATGAGGAAGAAATTCTAAAAGATATTGAAGAATATGTTTCAAGAACATATCAAGGACACTATACAGGAACTAAACATGAGTTTCGTAAAGTGCAAACAATTGACCTGATGGCAGCAAGAGATATTGCAGCACAGTTCTGTCAGGCAAACATACTTAAGTATGGTAGTCGCTATGGTAGCAAAGATGGTAGAAACAAAACAGACTTGCTAAAAGTGATACATTATGCTATGCTGTTATTACACTTCGATGGTCACTACGGAGAACCATCAATGCCTTCTGGCAACTTCGATCAAATGCCTTAATTATGCAATCACTGACAAATTTTATGAAACTAACAGATAGCACCCTTGCAGTGCTTAAGAATTTTGCAGGTATCAACAATTCAATTCTTGTTAAGAAAGGAAATCAACTTCGTACTATATCTGTTGCAAAGAATATCTTGGCAGAGGCAGAGATACCAGAAGATTTTCCAAGAGACGTTGCAATCTATGATCTAAATCAATTCTTAAATGGATTAAGTTTACATCAAGACCCTAATCTTGATTTTACAGAAGATTCTCATATTACAATTAAAGAAGGTAGACGTAGAGTAAAATACTTCTATGCAGATCCACAAGTAATTATTGCTCCACCAGATAAAGAAATAAACTTACCGACTCAAGAAGTTTGTTTTCAACTTGAAAGTAGTTCACTTGAAAAACTTGTTAAGGCAGCAGCAGTTTATCAATTACCTGATTTATCTGTAATAGGAGCAAATGGTGAGATTACAATGGTTGTAAGAGATAAGAAGAATGATACATCAAATGAGTACGCAGTTAATGTGGGCGAAACAGATAGTAATTTTGAGTTTAATTTTAAGATGGAGAATATAAAGATTATACCTGGTGCATATGATGTCGTAATATCTTCTAAGTTACTTTCTGAATTTACTAATACACAATATAATCTTAAATATTTTATAGCACTAGAACCTGATTCAACTTTTAACGGATGAATAATATAGGATTAGAAGTCATATTCTGGACAGTATTGTCAATCTATCTTTTATCAAAATTTGGAGTCTTTAAAAAGTGAACTATTCACTCACTGAAGAAGAATGGGAATGTGTAAGGGTATGTGTAGATAATGCACCTATACCTTATGACATCACTAAAAAGAAAATACCTGGCAACATTTTACAAAAAATAGGACAACCTAATAAAGTAAAACATGAAGGTATTGAAAAAGTAAAATACGATTTAACACCATACGGAATTCAACCTGACGAATGAGAAAAAGACTTGGAGTTATGTGCTCTGGCAATGGAACAAATTTCCAAAACATAATTACAAATCAATTATGCAATCATCACGAAGTAGTATTAATGATACACAATACAAAAAAATGTGGTGCTGTCAAAAGAGCAACTAAGTTCGGGATACCTAATGTAAGAATCCCACATAAAAATGAAGACGATATGATAAAACTTTTTGAGGTATATCAAGTCGATCTTATAATACTAGCAGGGTATATGAGAGTATTAAAAAATCCATCATTATTTCCTTGTCCTATCATTAATGTGCATCCATCGCTATTACCAAAATATAAAGGATTAAATGCTGTAGAACAGGCAATCGAAAGTGGAGATAAAATAACTGGATGTACAGTTCATTATGTTAATGAAGAATTGGATGGGGGAGAAATAATTAAGCAAGCAAAAGTTCCAATATTTGAAACTGACACTGTTGAAGAATTAACAAAAAGGATACAACAAGAAGAGTATCGTATTTTACCAGAGGTTATTAACTCATTATGAAACTAACACAAGAAATTATTGACAAGATTCAAGAGGCGATGTTACATACTAAAAAGAATGGTGACATCAACTGGAAAGATAGTGATGAAATAGAAGTTCAACTTGCAGGAACATTTGCTGCTGATAGATTTATTGTAATTAAGAATAGATCAAAAGATCCAGTAGTATCTGCTGAACCTCATCCTTACTTTGATTATGAGAAGAAGGTATTTACTAAAGATGGTAGAGAAGAATATATAAAAGAACAGAAGGAACTAAAAAAATGATTAAAATTTATGGTACTTGTATTGTTGGTGCTATTGCGTGGTGTGCTGCAGCACAGGCACAACCTTATGCCAATATAGAGATGAATCGTATCTATCCACAAGGTTCTTATGTAACAACACAATATGAGATGCAAGTAGGATATAGACAAATAAAGGACGAATCAAGTTGGTACGCAACTGTAGGACCTGTTATAACTGATCTTCAATTAACTGATGGTCTTGAAACTGAGTTAGGTGGATTTTTAGGTGGTAATATTGAAGTAAATGGTGATGTTACTTTGTATGGTGAAATATTTGGTGCTACAGATGAAACAGTTATCATCAAGAGTGGTGCTGAATTTACTTTTTAAAAAATTATAAAGAATATTGGCAAAAGATAAATGTTCTGTTATAATAAGGGTAAGAAATTATTATTATGAACATTTTTGTGACAGACCCCTGCCCACATAAGTCCGCAGAGGTTTTGCCTGATAAACACATTGTTAAGATGCCACTTGAGACTTGCCAAATGTTGGCGGTTGTATTCTCAAAGTGGTATTTTAATTGGGGAGATAATCTCCTACCTAAGAAAGATGGAACACCATATAATACTCAGAAAGGTGCTTTTCGTGGACATCCTTGCACTGTCTGGACAGCAGAGGATATTAGAAACACTGCTTGGTTGATACAACACGGTATGGCATTACTTGATGAGTATACTCATAGATATGGAAAAGTTCATTCTTGCCAAACAGCAATGAATGAAGCAGAGAAAATCTTTGAAATCAAAACAGGAAAAACAACAACTTGCTACAAAAAAGCAACACCATTCGCATTCGCAGGTCCAGATGAGTTTAAACATGACACAAGCATTGACACTTTTACTGCTTACAAACGTTATATATCGAGCAAACCTTGGGTTGCATCTAATTATCTTCGTGACCCATCCAAAAAACCGAATTGGCTATGACTAAATTAATTGAAAAAGATGACCCACTTTACTTTGGGCAGACTTGTAACAAACCTTATGATCGTCACCATTACGAAATAATTTGCCCATTTAGAAGTTTTGTGGTAGAATCATGGGAGGAGGTTCAAGAATTTTGGTGGAATAATTGTCATTCCTCACTGTTTGATGGAACAGTTGTTAAGGTAATTGACAAACCAAAGAAAAAATCAAAAGGATTTCAATAAATAAACTTATGAAAAAAATGTGGAGGAGCAACAAATGATTTTTATGTCAAACCCATCTGTATATACTTTACCAGGCACATGGGAAACACAACCACTGGTTCCAGTTGAATTGGTATTCAGTGCAACAGTTGCCATCGCAACATTAGGTTTAGTTGCAGGTTTGATAGCAGGTATTTCAATTGTTAAGATAAGAAGAAAAAGAGTTTAACTTAAATTTTTTATTATGAACTATGAGTGATTTTATATGGGTCGAAAAATACAGACCCAAAACTATTGAAGAATGTATTCTACCCAAAAGAACAAAACAAACTTTTCAAGACTTTGTTAAGAGGGGAGAGATACCAAATATGTTATTGTCAGGTCCACCAGGTATTGGTAAGACCACAGTAGCAAAGGCATTATGTCATCAATTAGGAGCAGACTACTATGTCATTAATGGATCGGATGAAGGACGTTTTCTTGACACTGTTAGGAACAATGCAAAGAACTTTGCGTCTACGGTCTCTCTTACGAGTGACTCGAAACATAAAGTCATCATCATTGACGAAGCAGACAATACCACTTCCGATGTACAACTACTTCTCAGAGCGAGTATTGAGGAGTTCTCAGGGAACTGTAGATTTATTTTCACCTGCAATTACAAAAACAAAATCATTGAACCTCTCCATTCTCGGTGCAGTGTTGTTGATTTCGCTATACACAAAAGAGATAAACCAACAATCGCAGCACAGTTCTTCTCAAGATTGACTCAAATTTTAGAAGACGAAAAGATAGATGCAGATAAGAAAGTTGTAGCAGAATTAATTAATAAACACTTTCCTGATTGGAGGAGAGTGTTAAATGAGTGTCAAAGATACTCAGTAAGTGGTAAGATAGATAGTGGTATATTAGCAGCATTCTCAGATGTATCTGTGAATGACCTAATGAAGAATCTCAAGGTGAAGAACTTCTCTGAGGTTCGGAAATGGTGCGTAGATAATCTTGATAATGACTCAGGTGTATTGATGAGACGAATATATGATTCATTATACGAAGTGCTTGTACCAGGTACAATTCCTGCAGCGGTCTTAATTATTGCAAAGTATCAATATCAAATAGCATTTGTTGCAGATCAAGAAATAAATTTACTTGCTTGTCTTACAGAAATAATGGTAGAGTGTGAATTCAAATGATTGAGATTTTAAAAAATCCATTAACTTCAAATTATATTAATTTAAAAAAACATATTCTATCTAAAAATTTCCCTTGGAGATGGAGAACATCCACGGATCCAAATCTCACTAATCATAAAGGTCACGATAATATTGAATATTATGGGTATACATTTTTATCAAGACCTGAGACTTTTGGATACACAGAACCAAGATCTGATATATTAAATTCTAATCTTACAGTTTTACGGGAAATATTATTTGGTAATCAATTTTTTGAAAATTATTTCTTTTTAAGATCTGCTGTAAATTGTGTTCATCCAAAAGAGGGAATTCAATTCTCTCAACCTCATGTAGATCATAATTTTCCACATTATAATTTGTTGGTATATTTGACTAATACTGATGGAGAAACATTTGTTGAAGATGAAGTTCATTTACCAAAAGAGGATGATATAATTATTTTCACTGGAAACCATTATATGAAAAGACCAAGTAAAGATAGAAGGATAGTATTAATTTCTACTATATTTCCTTTTGATAATAAAGGTCTATCTAATTTAGGAATTCCTCATTCCAATGTATCTTATTGACATAAGGTGCTTTTTCTGCTAGATTGAATTATATAAAGTTTAAATTTAAATGAGTGTAAAACTAATCCGTATGTGGTCTGGTGAAGACGTAATCACTGACGTAATTGAGAAAACAACTGATTATTATATAATCGAAAATCCAATAGTAGCTGTTCCTACTCAACAGGAGGGAAGAATTGGTTTTGCTCCTTGGTCTCCTTTATTAGCAAAAGGTGAAGGAATTGAAGTTACTAAAAAATATGTTGTCTATGAGGCAGAACCAAATCCAGATATTATTGAACAATATAATACAATGTTCGGTAAGATATCTAAACCAACTAAAAAATTAATTTTGTAATGTCTAAATCAACTTTTGCTAAAACTAAAGCACAAATTAAATCCTATCAGTATTATATCTTCTGGGGTGCTTGCACTGCTGCTGTAATGGCAGGACAAATTTTTGTTGGTGCAGGATATCAATCTATGTCACAATCAGTAAAAGACCTTACTGAAATGATTGAAATTAAAATTGAACTTGAAGAATTAAGAAAAGAAAAATATGGAGGAATCATATATTGATACCACATCTTAATTTAAATCCTGACTATACATTTGGCATATCAATTGCTGTCATAACTGTTTTGTTAGCAGCATATGGTGTATATAAAGGATTCTTTGCTAATGAAAATTTAACAGACCCTTGGGATGACCACGACGATTAGTTCACTTAAATCATATAAGACACCTCTAAGATATCCTGGTGGCAAGTCTCGTGCTTGCAAAAAGATGGAACAATTTTTTCCAGACCTTAGAGATTACGATGTATACTACGAACCATTTTTAGGTGGTGGTAGTGTTGCATTGCATATTACAAAAAAATATCCTAATCTAAAAATTGTTGTAAATGATTTGTATGAACCATTATATAATTTTTGGTTACATCTTCAATGTAATGGAGAATACTTACACCTAGCATTAAAGGATATTAAATCAAGACATCCTGACCGTGCTTCTGCAAGAGAATTGTTTTCCCAAGCAAAAGAAAAACTAAGTGATGAAACAACTCTTGACCAAGAACGTGCTGTTGCATTTTACATAGTAAATAAATGTTCTTTTAGTGGTCTTACAGAATCATCTTCGTTCTCTGAACAGGCAAGTGATGCAAACTTTTCAATGAGAGGAATTGATAAGTTACCAATGTATACGGAACTCATTAAGAACTGGTATATTACAAATGTTGATTATCGTCATATGTTAGGAGATGGAGAAAAAACATTCATGTATCTTGACCCACCATATGATATCAAGGATAATTTATATGGTAAAAAGGGTTCAATGCATAAAAAATTCAATCACGATAATTTTGCAGAAAGTTGTGAAATATATAATTCTGATATGTTAATCAGTTATAACTCAGACCAATTAGTTAAAGATAGATTTAAGAATTGGAATGTTGCTGAATTTGATCTCACATATACTATGCGTTCAGTCGGAGAGTATATGAGAGAACAAAAAACAAGAAAAGAATTACTTCTCTTCAATTACAATATAGGAGTATTTTAATGGAAGATAGACCATCAGACATGTACCAAGACATGATGAAACTTAATATGCTCTATGAAGAGATGTGTTGGGATAATGAGGATATAATAGAATTTTATCCTGACTATGATAGCAATACGATTATCATAAGAAACAGAACTATGGATGAGGAACAAATTAGCGGATAGTATGTCAGAGTTTATTCAACGTCACATCGGTCCTTCTCAAGAGGATCAAACAAAAATGTTATCTGATCTTGGTGTATCAACTATTGATGAACTTGTAAGACAGATAGTTCCAGATTCAATACTACTTCGTGGTGATAGTAAATTACCAGAAGGATGTAGCGAACATCAGGCACTTGCAGAATTAAAAGATATTGCTTCACATAATATTGTCAAGAGAAGTCTTATTGGACAAGGATATTATGGAACAATCACACCACCAGTAATCCTTAGAAATGTATTTGAGAATCCTGCTTGGTATACATCTTATACACCATATCAGGCAGAGATATCTCAAGGTAGATTAGAAGCATTATTCAATTATCAAACACTTATTACAGAACTTACTGGTCTTCCAGTTGCAAACGCATCTTTATTAGATGAAGGAACTGCTGCTGCGGAAGCAATGTTACTTGCTCATAGTCAAAGTAAGAAAAAAGATTTTATAGTTGATGATAAAATATTTCCACAAACACTAGAAGTTTTGCAAACAAGAGCAAGACCATTAGGTATCAATATCGTCAAGATTGATTTAGACAGTTCAATATCAATATCTTTCTTTGCTGATGCTTTTGGATTCATTACACAATTACCAAACAGTCACGGTAGTCTCAAACATCGTGATGGAGTTTTAAGACTTGCAGAAACTTGTAAGTGTATGAAGATTGCAATTGTTGATCCACTTGCACAGGTATTAATGCAACCTGTAGGTGAAATGGGTTTTGATGTTGCAGTTGGTAGTATGCAAAGATTTGGTGTACCAATGGGATTTGGTGGACCACACGCAGCATTCTTCGCAACAACAGATAAGTATAAAAGAAAAATACCTGGTAGAATAGTAGGACAGTCTGTAGACGCTCAAGGTAATAAAGCACTACGATTAGCACTACAAACGAGAGAGCAGCATATAAGACGGGATAAGGCAACATCCAATATATGTACCGCACAAGCTTTACTTGCAAATATGGCAGGATTTTATGCTGCATATCACGGAGCAGAAGGTCTTAAGAAAATTGCAACTCGTATCTTAACTTATCGTGAAGTTCTAAAGAAAGGATTATTCTGGTTAGGTATAGATGTAGATGATACAGAAGGTTTTGATACAGTTCGATTTAAAAGTTTTCTTGCTGTTGAAGGATACAATGTTCGTTATGAAGGTGATTATACCATTATTAGTTTAGATGAACTTACAACGCTTGATGAAGTCAAAGAATTATTAAATTCACAAAAAGATTTAATAAACAAAAGTGATACCATCGATCATATCGTTGATACAGTTGGAATCTTTAAGTGGAAAGATATCCCAGAGAGAACACAACCTTGGTTGAGACAAGAAGTTTTTAATCGCTATCATAGTGAAACTGATATGATGAGATACATCACTGAGTTAGTATCTAAAGACTTTTCACTTGTGAATGGTATGATGCCACTTGGTAGTTGCACAATGAAACTCAATGCAGCATCAGAGTTAATGCCAGTAAGTTGGAATGAGTTTGCAAATATGCATCCATTTGCACCTGACCATCAAACACTTGGATATCAAAGAATTATATTTGATTTGCAAGAATGGTTATGTGACATTACTGGTTTTGCTGAAGTATCATTACAACCAAATGCAGGTTCTCAAGGAGAGTATGCAGGTCTACTAGCAATACAAGAATATCATCGAAGTAATGGTGATACAAATCGAAATGTATGTTTAATACCCACAAGTGCACACGGAACTAATCCCGCATCAGCAGTAATGGCAGGTATGAAGATTGTTCCTGTGAAGTGTGATGATGAAGGTAACATTGATTTAAAAGATTTAGAGAAGCAAGCACTTATGAACTATCTTGAGTTGTCTTGTATTATGATTACATATCCATCAACTCATGGTGTATTTGAACCAACTATCAAAGACATTTGTAGAATCGTTCACGAAAATGGTGGACAGGTTTATCTTGATGGTGCAAATCTAAATGCTCAAGTTTTATTAGCAAAACCAGGTGAGTATGGTGCTGATGTGTGTCATATGAATTTGCATAAGACATTCTGTATTCCTCACGGTGGTGGCGGTCCTGGCGTAGGTCCTATTGGTGTTGCAGAACATCTTGTTCCTTTTATGCATCATCGTGTATCTGCAGCAGTTCAAGGTAGTGCGTCTATATTACCAATTAGTTGGATGTATATTCGTATGATGGGTGCTGATGGATTGAGAAAAGCAAGTGAAATATCTTTACTTACAGCAAACTGGTTAGTACATCGTATTGAACCATTCTTCAAAGTATTATACAAAGGTAATAATGGAAGAGTTGCACATGAATGCATCTTTGATGTAAGACATTTTGATGATATCAGTGCTGAAGACGTGGCAAAGAGATTAATGGATTATGGTTTTCATGCACCAACATTATCTTGGCCAGTTACAGGAACAGTAATGGTTGAACCAACTGAAAGTGAATCTTTATATGAACTTGAAAGATTTGGTGCAGCAATGGTAAGTATCCGTAAAGAGATTGACAAGAATAAGGATATCTTGAAAAACTCACCTCACACAGCAAAGGTTGTAAGTGCCACAAAATGGGAGTATAATTATAGTCGTGAAGAGGCAGCATATCCTGTAAACCAGACTAACAAGTTCTGGCCAGCGATATCACGAATCGACAACGTTTACGGGGATCGTAATCTTGTTTGTTCTTGTGAAAATTACTTTGATAATGAAGATGGAACTAAAAGACTGGTTGAACTCAATTAACCAAACAAAGAAAAATTTAATAGATGAAGATCCAAGTATTGAAAAGGAATATCCTCCTTATATAATCAATCGTTGTTTCTCTGGACATCTTGATGCAGTGATGTTTGCAAATGAGATGAATAGGTATAATTTCTTACCAAAGAAGATGCAATACGATTTTTATATAAATACCCTCAGAACTAAGAAGAGATTCTCTCCTTGGCTTCGTAAGGATATGATCAAAGACCTTGATTATGTGAAACGTTATTATGGTTTTAGTAACGAAAAAGCAAAACAAGCTTTGAAAATATTGACAAAAGAACAACTCAACTTTATAAAATCTAAATTTGATACTGGAGGAGCGAAATGAGTGTTGTTAAAGAACCAGAGGTCAAGTGGAATCCTGACCAGATGGTTGAAGTTACATTAAATGAACCTGATGATTTCCTTAAGGTCAGAGAAACTTTAACTAGAATAGGTGTAGCATCTAGGAAAGAGAAGAAGATATATCAGTCGTGTCATATATTGCATAAACAGGGGAGGTATTTTCTTGTCCACTTTAAAGAACTTTTTGCTCTTGATGGAAAACACGCTAACCTTACTTCTAACGATGTTCAGCGTCGCAACCGTATTGCTCAGCTTCTTGCTGATTGGGGATTGGTTGGTGTGGTCGATGTAGTTCGCATACAAGATATAGCACCACTGAATCAAATCAAAGTGTTGTCATTCAAAGATAAAGGTGAATGGATTTTGGAGACAAAGTACAATATTGGAGCAAAAAAGAAGAAAACAGATGAAGAGAGTTGACACTCTCTTTTTTTGTGCTATACTTATATTGTTGGACGCAACAATGGGAGTGACTGAATAAACTTACTGGCAACCGCTGGTTAAGGTGATGAGACACAGGTGGTGCTGCTGCGAAAGCAGAATCGATTTACCAATCGGGTCTCAGGCAAAGATGTATTTACTCTGTAGTAATGCCCATCTTTTGTTGGTACACAGGAACCCAACCTCCCTCCTTACTCACACATTTAGACCTAAGATGCAACTGAAAAGTGGGGCAGAGGGTCTTTTTTTATTAATATGAAATTTAAGGCAAGAATTTTCATTCGATTAAGACAATCAGTATCTGATGCAGCAGGTAATGCTGTAAAGTCAAACTGTAATAAGGTCGCACCTGATATTAAAGTAGAAAAATTAAGAATCAATAAAATTATTGAAATGTTACTTGAAGCAGAGAGTGAAAAGATAGCAAGAGAACAATTAGATATATTAAGTGATAGATTATTTGCAAACGTTGTTATTGAAGATTGGGAATATGATTTATTAGAAGTAGGTGAACATTTCCCTGACTCAGCATTTTAATGAACGACGAATTAAAAAAAACTGCTCTACATCAATCTGCATTAGATTCTGGAGGAAAGATGGTTCCTTTCTCTGGTTGGGAAATGCCAGTTCAGTTTGAGGGATTGATTAAAGAACATAAAACAGTTAGAGAATCTTGTGGGATGTTTGATATATCTCATATGGGTTCTTTAAGATTGATTGGAGATAATGTAAAAGATAAATTACAATACTTAGTTCCTACTGACTTAGATAGATTAACAGTTGGTAAGGCTTGTTATAGTGTATTGATGAATGATGAGGGTGGAATTCGTGATGATTTAATCATTTATGATCGTGGAGATAATGAAGTAGTAGTTGTTATAAATGCTTGCTGTCTTGAGTCTGATACTGAATGGATTAAAAGTCAATTAGAACCAGAGATTGAAGTTATTGATTATAAAAATGATGGAGTGTTCTTAGCAGTTCAAGGCAAAGATGCGATTGATATTTTAGAAAAAAGTTTAGATGTAAAATTCAATCTACCAACAAGGTTTAGTC